TCGCCAGACGATGCAGCCGTGCTGTAGTTGCCAGACGATGCAGCCTTGCTGTAGTTGCCAGACGATGCAGCCGTGCTGGAGTCGCCAGACGATGCAGCCGTGCTGGAGTTGCCAGACGATGCAGCCGTGCTGGAGTCGCCAGACGATGCAGCCGTGCTGGAGTTGCCAGACGATGCAGCCTTGCTGTAGTTGCCAGACGATGCAGCCGTGCTGTTATAGCCTTTTGATTTCTCTTTGCATGACTTGTAATATTCCTCAAATCCGGTTGTTGCTATGCCAAAAACCTCTGCCAATGCGTCGATTTCTAATTCGGCTTGTGATTTTTCTTTTGTCATTTCGTTATCCCTATTCTTTCTCCGTTATTCTTTCGGGAAAAGCTGGTTCACAATTCCCTCGATTTGCTCTTTACGGCGCTCCGCCATTTCGATGTCATCCAGGGCATCCGCGATTTTGTCGAAGTCGATTTCTTTATCAGTACAGAACTTCGTAACCTCGCGTTGCTTGGTAAGGATGTTACGGGCACATTCCGAAAGTTTTTGATCTGCTTTAGCCCGCGCCTCTTTCTCACGAATAGGAGCCATTTCGGCATCGATCTGTTGGTCTGTCATTTTCAGAAGCTCGTGGTATGGTTTAATTTGCATTGTACTTTCCTTTCAAAAGTAAGATTTTATTTGATTGCTTTACGTGTTCTTTTCTCATGCATATGAATAGGTCTGCCGCCACATCCTCATTCCAATGTTTCCAAAAGTTGGGAATGTCTAGAATTGGCCATGAAGAGCCGGATACGCCAACAAGTCTTACATACCGTTGGCGTTTTTTTGTTGCTATTACGCATCCGATTCCAGTCATGACAGTCTACTTCACACGCCAAACGCGCTTGCCAGCATCGGTTGTACGGAATGCAAATGTTGCATCATTTTCCTTGCCCCAGCGTCCCGCCTGGTAATGGACGGTTTTAATAACCGCCTCTTTCGTTCCAATCAGAAAGGAATCACCCGGCTTCATTGCCTTGAACAAATCGCTGTACGGATTCGGCTTCTTGCGTGATTGCAGCGGAATGTTGCGGTCAATCGCAAACGGAAGACCTCCTGTACGGTTTACGGCAATCTTTAATTTGGTATTGGCCTTCATAGTGAACTCCTTTGGTTGGTTGTTGGTACTTCCGGTAAGTCTATAAATCCCTTCACGACCCAGGTAACGGCGGCATGAAATCCTATCTCGTCACTTGGTACTGCCGTTTCAGGCCATACGCCTGTCGGCTTGCGCTTGTTATGCAGCTTGAGCAGAGCCACTCGGTTGCCGTCGATAACGGCCTTACGCGTTCCCTGCTGTATGATGAGTGGGGTTGTCATGAGTGCCTATTTACCTCCCGTTCATTAGCTGATTTTGTACGTAGCATTTCAATTCTGACTCTCTCAGCCTCAAGCTTTCCCTTCGCACGGTTAGCAAGCCTTTCAGATTCCACCATGTCTTTAACGTATGATTCGTACTGCGGATGACGATAAGCATATTGCTCCTTTGCTGCCGCCGATCCTTCATTGCATTCATTGGCAAGCGTATAGAGGGTTGGCTTTTTCATCTCTGCCCTCAGGTCAGCAGCGGCCTTCTTATCCGCGTAGTCATCACTGAAAGACAGAAGGCGTTTCGCTATTGCGTATGGGTCGATATCGCTCATTAAAAAGGAATCTCATCGGATAGGGTTTGTGGAGTTGATTTCTGCATTTCTTTCTTTTCTTCATCGTCTGGAAATAGGGAGAAATTTAACCAATCTCCCGAAGCTTCGATGAACTTTTTGAATTCATCGGTATTCTTGAATGACAGTTGCAAATTGCCGTACTGGTTGGTTTTGATGTTGCCAAAAGTCCACCACTTTCCAGTATCTTTGCGTTTACCGCTTACCTTGTAATTCATGCATTGCTCCTGACTTTGTTAAATCCTTGAGGCATTCCAGCCTTCATCATTTCCCGCTGCTCAATATCGAGCTTGCAGTTATCTTTCGTTATCTCTAATTGTTTATAAATCTCAGGGTCAGAACGCTTGAATACCGTCAATTCTGGTTGATATTTTTGCCATATCGCCGCCAAATCCTGTTTGGTGGATTCTTCATCAGCGGCGCAGGAAATCAGTTCGTCTTTTATTTCAATCCAACGGGAATTTTGTTGGCGAGCGGTTTCAAACCCGGCTCGTTTTTCGGGCTTTACGTGCTTCCAGGGGTCACCAATCCAGCTTTGCCATTTACCGTTTGAGTTTATATTGCATGGAACCCATACGGCTTCTAAGTCATAGAGATATCTTCCGATACCCCAACGAACGGCTGCACGTTTGAAAGCATCCGATAAGGCACCCTTTTCCGCTTCGATATCGGAATCTCCGGCACCGTCAGCTTTCCATATCCACTCGATGATTCCAGTTTTTTGGTTGTCTACCAAAATACCAATATCGCAAACAGTCTTCCCATTGGCATGGCTGTATTTGCACTGCCATCCACCTGGGCCGCAAACATCGTCAAGGCGGTTCATTACGTCTCTAGCGTCGATATACGCAAGAGCAAGCGCCTGGGAGTTTCCATTATCCTTCTTGCTAATATGCTGAGCCCTCCAGCTTACGGAGTCCTTAGGAAAGGGGGCGCGCAATTTATCAAAATCAACCATTGCTCATCTCTTGCGGGTGTTCTTCAAAATATTTAGCCGTTTCTTCATTCCGTATATCGTCGGCAAGTCTGTCGAAGTCCTGCGCCAGCTCGCGGTATGTCTGCTCATTCAGATTGCTTCTAACGATGTTAAGCAATGCTCTTAGTTCCAGTATTTTCATGTCGTCTCATCCGCCAATGTAATCTCACGGCACTCCGGCACCTCATCATGCCAATCACCGCCCCATGCACACAGGGGGAGTGGAGCACATCCAACCAACGCCAGAAAAAGCGTTGCAATGGCCATGATAATGAATACCGTGAATGCTATGCGTATTCTCACAGTATGCCCCCGGCCTTCATGAGAAGGAGGACTCCGAATACATAGATAGAGCTAAGTATGCCCATCTCATGCTTCAGGCGCTTTTCGTCGGACGCCACAAGGCGCTTGTATTCTTCGTATGAACTCATAACTCTCCCTTTGCGTAAGATGCCGGATTCTGCCTGAACGGGCGTTCTCCGAATAATTGAGCGAATACCTTCTCCGTCGATGCGGTAAGCTCGCTAATCTCAGAACGCATTGCTTTCTGGTTCTGGAGCATTACGTCACCAAAGGAGGTTTCTACGATGTCCCGCATTTCAGCCCGTTCGGCTGCCATGCTTAAGATTTTATGTGTGTCCATGGCTACTTCCCCAACTGTTCGTTTAAATGGGATTCGCACATCGAATAATGCATGGCCTCTGCCTGCGCTCTGGCGGGGTCGTAATTATCCAGTTTGCATTTGAGCAAGTAGAGGATTCCATGCTCCAGATCGTCACTGACGCCATCCCGCAGATCGTTTAAATGCCCCTTAAGCATGTTGAGGCATTTCTTCATGTGGCTATCGTGCTCAACTTCACGGGCGAATTGATTGATAACGCCCTCCATGCCGGTAATGATTGACAGCAGGCCGGTATGCAGGGTGTTCGCCTTATCCAGGTCGCTTTCGTAGGGGTTGATTGAAAAGTCCATTTGCTAACTCCATCGTTTGTTGTGATGAAGCTAGTTGTATCCGATATGGATACATTAGTCAACAACAAAAAGTATCCAAATCGGATATATTTTATTGCACCATTAAAAATAGGGGGTTAGTCTAATTACAGCTAAATAAGCTTGCCCTTGGGTTATCCCGCTATCATGGGAAATAGGGCTTCAAGGTCTTTGGGAGAAAAATCTAATGGAATTTCTACTATTCTATCTGGCGATAATAGATGTATTGAAACAATTAGCAGGCATCCCCCATCGGCTATTTTATCTACTCGAAAACCCTTTACAGAAAAAATTTCTCCTGGCCTCAGATCGTTCCTATCGATGGGCTTGTCACAGCCGGGTACGGTTTTGCTCTGGAGCTGAGCAATCAATGCGGGGAGATTATAACGATTCAATATAACTTCCTTGGCGCTATTATTTTCGTCCTTGAAAACCAAGCGCACTAGGCTTCCGTCTGGATTAATGGATGTCTCACATTCCCATACAAGAAATGGTTTCTTATCCATGACTAGCCCATTATCTTCTTAATACATCGCGTAACGATATCATTGCGCTAGAAAGCAATGGACAAGCCCCTCCACTTTGAAGCGGGCATGGATGGGTTGGGGCCTTTGGGCATCTATCCACTATGTTTTTGGCCTTTTCTAAAAGGAAATCGACATCGCTTGAAAAGTTATCATTGCTCGGTTCCATGCCATAGCTCCTCAAGGGTGGAATAGGAGCCTATATATAAGTTTTCCATAAATCAACTCAAAGTTGTTTTTAAATATCATTATTCTATTAATGATACTAGGCTGTCTTTAGAATTAATGCCGCCATTGGTTCATTGGGTGATGTATCTTGGCCTTTGCGCCGGTATTCCATCACGTGATTATAAAGCAGGGTGGTATACGCGATGGTGGCGGCCAAATCCAAACGAAGTCCTTTATTTTTTGCAGCGGCCATAATTGCTTCAGCGCATCGCTGCATTAGCTCTTCATCGGCACGATAAATCTCACCACGTGAAGAGGACGGGGAAATTAAATCTATTGGGTTTCTACCAAGCCCACGAGCTATTTTTTCTATCCATCGAGTCGTTAGCTGCATATCGCCCTTTTCAAGCTTCATAATAGTAGCCTTGGTTGTGCCAACTTTATTAGCCAGCTCCTCCATTGACATATCCGCCGCTTGGCGAAATTCTCTGATTCGATTTTGCATACTCAGAGTTTCATTCCGATTGGGATAATTACTAGAGCCTAAATCGGAAACAAAAATACTTGCGTCTCGTATCCGATTAGGATACAGTGTGGGCATGCAGTTATCAGAATATCTCAAATCTACTGGCATTTCAGTTGCTGAATTTGCTTCTTTAGTGGGCGCGAAAAGTCGCGCTACCATTCATCGCTATATAACCAATGTGGCATCTACAAAGCGTTACCCCAGCCCATCCATGATGAAAAAAATAACCTTCATTACGCAGGGCAAGGTTACAGCTAACGATTTTTATGGTCAGCCTTCAAAGGTTAAAAACGGAGGCAATAAATAAACATATTTAACTAATTGTCAATCTTTAATCTAAGAAAACCGCCAAAAAGAGCGGTTAATTTTTTAACAAATGCATAAAAAATTCATAAGTAACGGGCGTTAAAACATCAGGGGGATATATGAAAACCACACTTAAACGGCTTATAGACCAGCTAGAGAAGGCCCATACTGCCGAAAGCCCTATTTTATGCCGTCAGTACGTTCTGCTTTCTCTGGGCATTGCAGAAGCTTTATTTGATAGCGCTCCGGTTGAAAATCATCCATTCGGCGGCGGTCTAATCGAGGCCATTAGGCAGCCTTGTACGGATTAGGTCATGGCGGCGATGACCAAAAAAGAGCGGGAATATGCCTCAAGAGTTGCTGAACTCGGCTGCATCATTTGCGGTGGTATTGCCAGCATACACCATGCCGGTACTGGTGCTGGTGGAAGGAAAGACCACAGCAAGATTTTACCAATTTGTTACGCTCATCATCAGGGGCATGAGGGCATCCATACGTTAGGCCGTAAGGCATGGCAAAATCGTTACGGAACCGAAACAGAGCTTCTTGAGAAGGTGAGGGAGCTGCTATGAGCGGTTACAAGGTATTTATTCCCTCGTGGCGTCCCAAGAGCTTAAACAGCCTATTCGTTCATTGGGGTAAGGCTGCTCGTCTTAAGAAGGCCGACACTCAAACAGTATGGGCTTATTGCCACCAGATACCCAAGGCAACCACAAAGCGCCTTGTGCGGGTTAAAATATACCTTACGGGCAGACAGAAGCCCTACGATCAGGATAACTGCTGGAAGAGCCTTATGGACGCTCTGGTGAAGAACGGCCTCTTGGTCGATGACAGCAACAAATGGGTTGAGACGCTTCCCGTAGAATTCATCAAGCGGGCATTCAGTCCAGGCACAGAGATTTACCTGCAAGATATTGAACCGCTTCCCTCGGCAATCGCAGAGGGAGCCGAGCACGATTACGTTACGCGCCCGTCTAAGCCAGTTGTTGTTATGGAGGAATTATGAGCTTCGAGCGCATTTACTCCTACATCATATCTAGGGTTCCATTCCTCGGGGCTAATGCCAAAAACCCCTCTATCATAACCGAGTGGCTTGCTTCCGGCTACGACACCGACAAAGACATCATTCCTGCCGTTGATTTCGTGTGCAAGAGGGGCGTGAACACCATTAAGGGATTCGGCTGGTTTACTGGAGCTATTCGCTGGCAGCATCAAAAGCGCATCGAAGCTCAATATAAGCCGAAAGAAAAAACCCAGGCAGAAGCAGATGCCATAAGGGCTAATAACATTCGCTGGCACAAAGACAGGGGAATCACCTCAACCAAGGTTGGCCCGCAGGACTTCGCTTGGCTTGAGCAATACGAAAGGAAAAAAGAAAACGGCCTGATGAACGGTTAGAAATAAAACGGCTGCGTCAGGCGGCATAGTGGCATTACAGCGGGTTCGGCAAAGTGCCAAAGTGGATGACTCAGGGGTAACCCGAAGGAACCACTTCCGAGCGTATGATTGCGTAAAAGTTCCTTGGCCTCAATGGAATCAATACCAAGTGAGGCATGTCTAAGCGGTAGCGGCTCCAGTGGGGCATATCCCGGCATGAGTCTAAATACAGGCTAATCCCTGTAGGTAGACTCTCTATGCCATCACAATAGCTCACCAGTGAAGCATATACCACTTAAGTAAGTAATAAGCACTAGATGAACATTAACTTTAATATTACGCGGCATTTTTAGAATGATTGATTTTATGGCCAGAGGGGTGATGGGGGTTTGCAAACAGTTTCTTCTCTGGCCGCCACAATAGCCCAGCAAGCAGGTGGCGTAATGCAAATAACGGCTTGCAGCAGGAGCATGGGGCGACCACATAAAGCGCTCTTTACCCGCAAGGGCTATGTGATCCTGCATAGGGGTAAATAGATTCGGATGCGGAATGAATGTAAAATGTTATTGCAAGCAATAGTTAATACAAGCGTTTAGGAGCTAAACTTGGCAAGCAGGATAACCCCGTCTAAAGGCTCAAAGCCAGATAAGTTATGGCGAGATGCAATTGCCGTTGCGGTGCATAGGGCAATTAATGAGCAGGAAAAGAAAAACAATCTTGCTGCATTGGCGGAGAAGCTAGTTGAAAAAGGATTATCCGGCGATGTAATGGCGCTTAAGGAAATAGGCGACAGACTTGATGGCAAAGCTTCACAAGATATTAACGCAAAGCTCGCTGGAGCGGTTACTGTGAATGGCAAGGTAGAGTTTGTCTGATTACGAGATAAACTTCAACGCCAAGATTCCCAAAGTATTTAAGAGCCTATTTAAGCCAAAACGCTATAAGATTTATTATGGCGGGCGAGGAGGAGCTAAATCATGGGGATTCGCAGATGCGTTGCTTATTATGGGCACACAGAAGCCATTACGCATATTATGCGCCCGTGAACTACAGAAATCCATTGCCGACTCGGTACACAAGCTCCTAAGCGATCAGATAGATAAGCTTGGGCTGCACGAGTTCTACGAGATCCAAAAGACCACAATCCTTGGTATTAATGGCACCGAGTTCCTGTTCAATGGACTAAAGCATAATGCGCGTGAGATTAAATCCACTGAAGGCATTGATATATGCTGGGTGGAGGAGGCAGAAAACGTATCTGATGCAAGTTGGGAATTACTTATACCAACGGTACGTAAAGAGGGTTCTGAAATATGGATTAGCTTTAACACTAAACAGCCAACAGACGCCACATATCGGCGCTTTATATTTGAAGCCGATGATGATTCGATCATTCAAAAGGTATCTTATAAAGACAATCCGTTCTTTCCTGACGTTTTGGAACGAGAACGATTAAGGCTTAAGGCCAAAGACCCTAAAGCCTATGAGCATGTATGGGAGGGTGAATTCGATACGCGTTTTTCTGGCGCTGTCTATGCCAAGTGGATGGCAGAGCTTAAGGATAAGGGGCGCATTACCGATAGGGTAAAACACGATCCTGATTACCCCGTATCGACGCTATGGGATTTGGGCTTTGGCGATACATGCACACAATGGTTCTTCCAGGAGGGACCGGGTGAGGTGCTTATAATCGATTACTACGAGAACAATAACGAAGGTATTGGGCATTATTGCGAGATGCTGCAATCAAAGCCTTATAAATACCGCGCCCATTACGTGCCGCAAGACGCTGGCAAGAAGCTTATGGAAGCCAGCGGCAGATCAATCGTTGAGCAGGCTTGGCAAGATTACAAAGTTAAGATGACGATTATCCCGGAGACAACCCACGCTAACCGGCATGAAGGATTGCGTAAGGTGCTTCCATATTGCTGGTTCAATAGCGACACATGCGCTGCTGGCATTGAGTCGTTAATGGCATACCATTACGAATACGATGAGGATTTACAGATATTCAAGAAGATACCTGTGCATGACTGGTCAAGCCATGCTTCATCCGCCCTAGAGCTATTGCCAAGCGTGTGGAGAGGAAGAACGCCGATTACCGTAGAGGACATGAAAAACCAAGCCATACGTAACGAGTTCTTTAGAAAGCGCAGGAAGAATAAACTTGAACAGGAAGACCCATACAGGATTAAGCCGATGGGTAAGAGATGAATATCTCCGTCTATGATACAGGCCACGAAATAGCCGATACCATTGCTAAATCATTAGTAATGGGTATGGAGCAAAATATTGAAGCTGATGTAGCGATTGGCTATGGGATATTACGTGGCATGGCTGCAAACTTACGAAAGCATAAGTACTGGTTTGAACTAGACCGTGGCTACTTCAACCCAGGCCACTACGACGGATATTACCGAATAAGCTATAAAGGCACACAAGCTAGATATGATGCGGCATATCCCATCTCTAAACAATATGAGTGTGAGCTAAAGCCGACTAGACCATACGATAAATCAAAGCCAATATTAGTATGCCCACCCACTGATGTTGTAATGCGGTTCTTTGGCCTGGATGATTGGCCATGCAGGGCTACAAGCAATTACGTAATACGCCATAAGGGTAATCCAAATCCCATCAATTGGGATGATTATTCCGCATGCATAACATTTAACTCAAGTGTAGGCTGGCAGGCTTTAATAAATGGCATTCCATGTATCTCTGATCCACATCATTCTGTGGTGGGGTCATACTATAACCCACTAGGGGTAGATATTTCACTTGACGAATATGTAGAACTGTTTAATAATGTGCCTCGCAAACCTCTATTAGACTTTATGTCTTCGCACCAGTTCACTCTGGCGGAGATCAGTAGAGGTGACGCATGCAGCTTGATAAATTACTACCTCTCAAACTATATATCGGCTGGGATTCAAGAGAAGCCGTTGCGGCAGATGTCTGTAAGCATTCCATCGCCAAACGCACTACAACGCCGCTTTCAATCGAATATCTGAAGCACCGTGATTTACGCAAGCGCGGTTTATTCTCGCGTCCATGGATTACGCTTGGCGCATCCGGAAGCTGGATTGATCCAACGGATGAAAAGCCGTTCAGCACTGAATTTTCCCATACCAGATTCCTTGTGCCGGAGTTAATGCAGTACAAGGGATGGGCGCTATTCCTCGATAGTGACATGATATGCCTTACCGATATCGCCAAACTGTTTGCGCTTTGCGATGATAAATATGCCGTAATGTGCGTTAAGCACACGCATGTGCCGCCGCTTAATTCGCATAAGATGGATGGCCGTGAGCAATTACGTTATCGCCGCAAGAACTGGTCATCATTCGTGTTATGGAATTGCAGCCATCCAGCCAATGCCAGGATTACTAAGGAAGCCGTTGGATTCATGAGGGGAACGGATTTGCACGCCTTCTCATGGCTTACAGACGATCAGATAGGCGAATTGCCTCCGACATATAATTATATCGCTGGGGTTAGTCCCAAGCTTGCGCCTGAGCGCGGCGGTATTCCCGATGTTATCCATTACACCGAGGGCGGCCCATGGTTTCCTGAATGCCAGGAAGTACCATATGCAGGCATGTGGATTCAGGAATACGAAGATATGCAATGCAACGGCGAGATGGTTATTTGCGATGTTCCCAGTATTGCCTATGAGAAAGAGGAGATCATTAGAAAATGACAATCGCTCTTCTTTGCCCAACGCGCTCTCGGCCAGAACAATGCAAGCGCATGATTGACTCATCTTATGCAACAGCAGACAAGATCAATGTTTATATCGGTCTGACAATAGGCGACACATCCACATACGAGATAGATCCTAAAAGGGGTGCTTATATCGCATCATTCCATGACGGTATTCCCACCGTACATAAATGGAATCTGCTTGCTGAGGAGGCATTGGCGAATCCCGATAATAAACTATTTATGCTCGCATCCGATGACATTGTATTTACAACGCCATGTTGGGATAGGGCGCTTCTCGATCATTACAGTGGCCTAGAGAATAAAATTCATGTTTATGCGTTACAGGATAGCCGTGATCCTGAGGGCACTCCGCATCCCATCGTTACGCGTGAATATATTGAGGCGATGGGATTCTTCCTTCCACCACTATTCCTACACTGGTATTGCGATACATGGACGGTAACGATAGCCAGATCGAATCATTGTTTTACCCATCTTAAAGACTATCTGCTTGTGCATGATAAGCCATCCGATAAAGGGCAGGGCGATGCCACGCATAACCGCATTCGCCAAATGGGATGGAAAGAGCGCGACGGCTGGGTGCATGAAAACCAGCGCTATACCACGCTAGGATTTTATAGCCAGCAGCTGCGAACACATATGCGGGATGCAGCATGAGAATATGGATAACCGGCATAGCGGGGTTCTTGGGGTCGCATCTGGCAGATGTATTGTTGGCGCAGGGTCATACTGTATCTGGTAATGATAGCATGATATGCGGAAACCCAAAGAACGTGAATAAGAAGCTTGCATATACCTATACCGATTGCCGTAGCTTTGAGCCGTTAAGCGCATTCATGCGCGAATTTAGGCCGGATGTAGTAGTCCATTGCGCTGCTACCGCCCATGAGGGATTAAGTTCATTCAGTCCATCATTTATTACCAGGAATATCTACGAAGCGTCCGTAACGACATTCAGTGCCGCTATTGCAGCTGGTGTTAAACGCATTGTTTATATGTCAAGCATGAGCCGGTATGGCAATGGCGATCCCCCCTTTGCGGAAGATCATTGGCCAGGGCCAGTCGATCCATATGGCATAGCCAAGGTTGCCGCAGAAGAAACGCTTAAAATCCTTTGCAATACACACGGAGTAAAATACGCGATTGCTGTCCCTCATAATATTATTGGCATACGCCAGCGCAGCAATGATCCTTATCGGAATGTTGCCGCAATTATGATTAATCGCTGTAAGCAAGGCAAATCGCCGATCATCTATGGCGATGGCTCACAGAAGAGATGTTTCAGCCCCGTTGCCGATTGTCTGCCGTCCCTTATTAAGATGGTAAATGGCGAAGCCGACGGCGAGATTGTCAATATCGGCCCAGATAATAGCGAAATAACCATCCTTGAGCTTGCCAATATTATCAAGCAGATCACGCATTGCGATCAGGATATTATGTATATGCCAGGTCGTCCTAATGAGGTACATGACGCTTATTGCTCAAGCGATAAAGCCCGCAGATTGCTAGGTTATGAAAAGAAGCAAAGCCTTCGTATGTGCCTAGAAGAAATGGCTGAATATATCAGGCCGCAGCCCTTTGATTATGATTTCCCTATAGAAATTACTCAGGGTTGCCCCAAGACATGGATTGGGAGGCTGATGTGAAGTGCGCTTATAATAATTGCCGTAAGAAATTCAAGGCAATAAAAACCTTTTGCCCAAAGAAATATTGTTCGAGAAAATGTAAGCAGCTTTCTGCACGGCAACGAGCAATCAAGAAAAATCCAGAATATTATCGGGAGTTGCAAAGAAGATGGACTGCTGCATGGAAGGCAAAAAAATGCCAACCATAGCAATCTCCGGCGGTTTTGATCCTATACATGGCGGTCATATCGACCTGATCGACGAAGCATCCATCTATGGCGATGTCGTTGTTATCCTCAATAGTGATGACTGGCTCACACGCAAGAAGGGTAAGCCATTTATGAAATGGGAGCACCGCGCAAAGGTAATGCGTAGTATTAAGGGAATTCTCAATGTTATCCCCGTGGATGATTCAGATGGCACTGTATGTTCGGCGCTTCGGCAGTTAAAGCCTGATTATTTTGCCAACGGAGGTGACCGCACGAATGAGAATACGCCAGAACTAAAAATATGCGCCGATTATGGCATTAAGCCTCTATTCGGCATAGGTGGCGATAAGACAGGTAGCAGCAGTGCCTTAATTAGGGGGGCCATGCAGTTCCATGATTGGTAATCGTTTGGTATTTCGCACATGGGGTTGGTATCTGGTATTGCTTAACCGTAAGCGCTTCAAGGTGAAATTATTGCGCTTCAACGGTAAGCGCAGGATGTCCCGCCAATATCATAAATTCAGGAATGAATTATGGCTGTTTCTTACAGGCGCGCATAAAGGCACTTGGCGCAAGCATCACAAGCGCAAGGAGCATACCTATACCGGGGATAAGGCATTGGTTATTGAAATCCAGTATGGCTCCAAATGCGAGGAGAGCGATATTGTCAGATTATGAATCCAATATGCATTATTCCGGCGCGCATGGCCTCTACACGACTGCCGGGAAAGCCGTTGATGGATATAGACGGAAAGCCAATGGTCGTGCGGGTGGCGGAACGTGCAACAATAGGGATGAAAATGCTGCAATTTGACGAACTTTGGAAGAAGATAAACGAGCGCGGTTCAATCGTTACCGTGCAGGAATACCATGAGCTTAAGCATGTATTTAATCTCATGCAGGAAGCCGAATCTTATCTTGAAGTTGGAAGCGCCGAGGGCAATTCTTTGTATGTGCTTTCACACGCGCTAAAACCGGGCGGGCATATCACCTATATTGATTGGGATGAGCCGCATACCAGAGAACCGCGCAAACAGGTTGTACAGGATATATGCGACAGGGGAATCAGCGTTATAGGCATACATGCAGATAGCAATGACTTTATCTCCAAAGATCAGATTAAGGATTACAAATACGATATCGTTCTAATCGATGCCGGCCATGAAGATTTCAATGTAGCAATCGATGCCATGCTGTATGGGCCTCTAGCTACGAAATATATCATATTCCATGACATCATGCTTCCTGACGTTGCCAGGGCGTTTAAATGGTACGCGGCACAAAGACCGGATTGCAAGATGAGCATGTATGTCAATAGCCAGACATTTGGCTATGGAATTTTGGAGATAAAGCAATGAATGATATAGCGGTAATTACAACATTTCCCAACAATTCATGGGAAATTTACGCCAAGAAGATGATTCAATCGTTTGTGGCTAACTGGCCGCAGGAAATACCGCTGTTGATACAGCTTGATGATGATTTGCTAGTGCGTGACGTACAAAAGCTATTGCGCCCGCAGGATGCCATTGCCGTGGGTTGGGAAGATGACCACAAAGCATTTGTAGAGCGCAATAAGGGTAAAGATGATCCACAGGACTACCGCAAGCAGGCCGTTAGATTCTGTCATAAGGTATTTGCGATTAGGCGTGCTTTAAAAGCCATTGAAGATGCCAAGGCTAATAATGAACCGACAGCGCGTTACTTGATCTGGGTGGATGCCGATGTCATCACGCAGCGCAAGGTAACGCTTGATGAGGTGAGGGAATGTCTGCCCAAAGAAGGTGACGCCATTGCGTATCTTGGCCGTAAGGACTGGCCGCATAGCGAATGTGGTTGGCTGGCGTTTGACTTGGAAAATGGCGGCGATCTAGCTATTGCCAATATGTTTAATACCTATGTTTCTGAGGAGATTTTTAAACACACGCAAACTCATGACTCATGGATTTGGGATAGGTTGCGCGAGATTCAAGAAAATTCTGGGATGAAATGGACAAACCTCACTGCCGATAAACCCGGTATGGACATCTGGCCGCATAGCCCAATGGGCAAATGGTCAACGCATTACAAGGGACCACAGGCCAAAGCCGATCTTGTCAATCTCGGTCAGCCAAGACAGCTCAACCAAAATGGCATGCAAAGCAATATTATTATTCAGACGCAAAACGCCATTCCTAACGAAGAAATCCGCAAGAATATCGAAACTAACCAAACGCTTATCAATCATTGGATAAGGCCGTGCAAGCCAACAGATGAGGAAATTGTCGTGGTCTCGGCAGGGCCGATGCTTATTGCCGAAGATGTGCGCCGGGAAAGGGGCAAGCGCATTGTAGCCGTAAAACATGCATTGGAACCGCTTAAGGCGGCTGGTATTAAGCCTTGGGCGTGTATATTGCTAGACCCGCGCGACCATGTAGCTAAGTTCGTTGATAATCCCGATAAAGATGTTATTTGGATCGTGGCAAGTCAGGTGCAACCGGAAGTCACCAGAAAACTGATTGACGCCGGGTGTACGGTGTGGGGGTATCATGCCGCAGTGGCCGCCGGAGAGCAGGAGCTTACCAAAAAACAACAATATGCAGTAATCAGCGGCGGAAGCGCTACTGCAACTCGTGGGCTGTATGTACTAAAGCATCTTGGTTTTAAGAACATGGTTTTATATGGTTATGATCTGTGTTTTGCCGACCGGCAGGATCTTAACGCAAGGGATGAACGCGGTCAGCCTAAATATCTTGAGATGTCCATTGGGTTGCAGCACCCGCTTTACAGCATCAAGCGCTGCTTCTGGTCTGAGCCGCAGCTTATTGCCCAATTTGAAGAACTAAACGACATCATTAAAAACAATATCTTCAATCTAAGAGCATATGGCGATGGCATTATCCCCTTTGTTTTAAAGGCAAAGCAGACGGGTGAATTGCGAGAGAGTGAATTAAGGACTAAAATTAACGGTAAACGTTTACCCACATATGAGCAGCTATTGAAATGCAGCAGCAAGAAAAAGATGCTATCCTCAATGATGCGGCAGCTGAAGTGGCTGCTGAGCCCCCTGAAAACGATCAGGAACAGCAATTAATTGATGGTCTGGCCCAATCTGAACTAGCCGGACGCGTTAAAAACGCTGCCGAGACCTACAATCTTGCCCAAGACATGGAAGATGGCCTGTTGCGGGAAATAGGCCAGGAATGCGCTAACGGGCTTAAGGATGACGATGAAAGCCGCGCCGAATGGCTTGATATGCATGCTTTCTGGCTGTCTCTTTATATGCAGCAGGATTATGCAGAAAACTCCGATGCGGAGCGTTCATGGGGCGCAACCGAATCTGTCCCGATTCTTACTGAATCCTGTAATCAATTCCAGTCGCGCACATACAAAGCGTTTTTCCCTCAGGATAACTTCGTATCGGCAGTTCCGATGCGTAAAACCAGAGAGGATAGGGCGGTTCTTGAGGAACGCGCTAAACGCGTTGGCGATCATATGTCTTATCAGCTTGGTTATCTGGACCGCGCTTATAAACAGGATAAAGACGCGTTATTTCTCGGTGTACCTATTCACGGAAGCTTTTTCACCAAGACCTATTTCAGCGATAGGTTAAAGCGTTTTAAAGTAGATAACGTTCGTCCTACAGATCTCGTTGTTAATTATAACGTAGGTCCTGTTCGTATCGAAGATGTGCGCCGCAAATCGCATATGATCTATACGACCGTAGGAGAAACGGAAGAAGCCGTAAGGCGCGGTTTCCTTGTATCTCCATGCATTTCATCTATGCAGGATGGCAACAACGTGTACAATATCAAGGTAGATGAATCGCAGGGATTAACCGAGCCCAATTCTTCCATTAAACGAGATCGTCCGGCTATCCTTGTCGAGCAGCACTTATATCTTGATCTGGATGGTAACGGATTCCGCCCGTATATCGTGACGTTCGATCCTGCGCGTCGTAGCGTCAAGCGCATGACTATTGGCTATGAAGCAGATCAAATGGGTAATCCGCTAAAAGATTACGAACAGACGCAGTATTTCACCCATTATAAATACCGAGAAAACCCTGACGGTTTCTATGGCTTCGGCTTAGGACAGGATATCGGTGATTTAAATGCCGCTATCAATATCATGCTCAGGCAGTCTATGGATGCCGCTACGCTTGCCAATGACGGCAATATGTCCGGCTTTATAAGCGAGCGCCTTGGCCTTGAGGGCGATGAAATTCGCATGGTGCTGGGTAAACTAACAAAGATACCCGATCAAGTGCAGGATATGGATTCCAGCATTATGATGATGAAATTCCCTGGCCCTAATGATGCTATGCTTAAAATCATGCAGGCTATGGATGAGCGCGCACAGCGCATGGCATCGACTACGGAAGCCACCACAGGAACCATGGATAAGGTCGTGCAGCCCACCACCTATCTGACGCAGGTTGAGCAGGCTCTTGAGCCCTTCAGCAGCGTCCAGATGCGCCTTGCATCATCAATGACCGATGAATTCCAGAAGATATACAAGATTAATCAGAAATACCTGCCACTGGTCGATTACTACATCGTTGATGGTGCGCCTGAAATGGTCACCCGCTCCGATTATGCCGATGATATGCTCATTGCACCAATCTTCGATCCTAAATTCAGCACCCAATCACAGAAGGTAGCGCGTTCACAGGCAGTAGCCCAGGTAGTGATGGCTAACCCGCTTACCCAGACACGCCCACAGGTTATGGATGCAATTACTAAGAGGCAGCTTGAGGCGCTTGATATCGATAATATCGAAGAATTAGTACCAGAATTGCCGCCACCAGCCAGAATTGACGACCAAAACCAAGAAAATATGTTATTTATGATGCCAAGCGGTTCCGCGCCTCCGTTTGATGTATTCCCCGACCAAAACCATGCCGAGCATTTGGCAAAACTGGAGCCATTCGTTAAAAGTGAAGGCGGAAAACTGATGCCAGACCAGCAGCAAGCCGTCTTAGCACACAAACAAAAGCATGAGGCATTCCTATATGGACAAAAGCAAGGGCTCGTCCCACCGCCCAGACAGGTCGGAAATACATCATTGGACGCACGACAGGGTGACGAGATGGGTAATGGACAACCTCAATCGGCAATTCCCAATCTGGCCGCCTTACTTGCCCCCCAAATCGCTGGAGCAGGCCCATCAGTCAGCGGGGCAGCAGCAAGTTCTTAATGCCATAGCTACGCTTTGTGGTGACATTCCACAAGATTGATGCGGATTGCATAGATTACATACCCGCACAGGGTATCGATTATCTTGAATCTGCCGCCGACAATCCTTGCAGCGATATTACTGTAAATGATGTCATTAGCTATGCCCGTGCAGGACTAGCAGAGATATACTTGGTTATAGATGGTGATATATGCGGGGCTTTTTGTCTCATGTATGGACATAATAACGCCGGAAAGATGGTAGATATTGTGCTTTTAGGGGGTAAAGACCTCGATACATGGAAAGAGCCGGTAAAGGCATATATCATTGATATTGCTAAGAAAAATGGCTGTAACCAGCTATTTCTCATAGGAAGGCATGGTTTTGGCAAGCTATTTCCTGTTTTAAAGCCAGTAGGAACGGTGTATATGATGGAAATATGAAGTTTTTAAGATTAAAACCATTTCTAGTTTTCTTTGCTCTTGGCGTGATCCAAGGCATATATTTTATTGTTAGCAATAATATAAAAATAGTCCCTCTTAACGCCGTGATTGCTCTGACAAGTCGTGGGGTTGGTGCATCTATCTGGGCAATACCTTATTGCTTTTTTACCCGCAAAGGAAAAACAAAGGCAGAATTCGATGTTGAAAAATCATAGCATAAAATATTTGATTATCCCACTTTTGTTGTGCGCCTGCACAACTCCCAAAACTATTTTAAAAAATGAATCTACTGGTCAGATTGCCATTTGCGGCGGTACGGCTAACGGATCATTTGCCGGGGGAATCATTGGTTATCATGTGCAAAAGGCCAATGATGAGGACTGTGTCAATGACTATAAGTCCGAAGGTTTCTCAATTTTAAAATCCGAAAATAATAACGCCCAATAGGGGTCAACTGACACCATAATTTACTCATGTCATAATTGCGGCATGAGTAAAAGAGTCAGGTCTATTGCGCTTCCCGTTCTTGGTGGTATTGTTGGTGGTCCCATAGGCGCCGCCGCAGCGGCTGGGGTCAATAGCTACACACAAGATCACAATATAGGATCGGCATTAACATCGGCCGGATTGGCTGGGGCGGGTTCTTATATTGGCGGAAATCTTGGTGCATCCCTAGGCGGCCCTACCTTGGCTGGCGGTTTAGAATCTGCGCTTGGGCCAGATCTCGGTTCTGCAATAGGACAATTAGCGGGTAGTTCTGCCTTAACCCCATTATCTGGATTGGCTGGTGGATTTGTTGGTAGCAATTTAGCCTCATCCCTTACAGCATCAAATTCTGTTCCCAAGGGAGCACCACTTGCCGCTCCTTATCAGCCTACCCAGCAGTCACAGCAAACCCTACCCCTTAGTCTTTCCACACTTGGCAGCCTGACAAATCAACAGCAGGCAAGCAACATCGCAACCGGCGGTGTTTACGGTGGGGGAGAGGGACCAGAAGAAAATAGTTATTTCCTCAATCTAATCAATCGCCGCCTGGTAGATCCTAGCGGCAATGTTGGAGATTTAAGCGAAATAAACCCGGTAGAAAATAGCTATTTAAATCAACTTGGCCTTGGCGGAGCAAAAGATTCAAGAAGTTTACTGGAGGCGATTAGTAAATACAAAGCAGCATAGGAGCAATATGAGCAAGTATAATCCCAAATTTGGTAGAGTTTTAATTGAGCGAGAAGTTACGAAAAAGACAACGGGCGGTATTATTATTCCCGATTCTGCATCTAAACGTAATGCAAGCTGTATCGGCAAAATCATCGCATTAGGCGAAACCGCAGGCTGGACAGAAACATTCGATGAATCCGGCGATAGAATCGCCGTGCAAACCCTCAAAATTGGCCAGACCGTAATCTTTGGCAGGCATTCTGGAGCTTGGCTGGATGCTACCTACGATAATAAGGGCGGCGAAAATGACGACGGAAGTTTATTCATCTGCCAAGACGCAGATATTTTAGCAACAGTGGAGTAGATTATGAGCGAAGATACGGAAACCGCGGGCGGCACGGAATCACAAACAGACGGCGGCCAACTGGCGGATATTCTGCCATCGGCAAATGAATCAGATAAGAATTCTGCTACTGATAACCAGCCATTAATTCAAAATCAAAAAGCAGACAAACCAGCCGGATATCATCCTGTTGATCTTAGCAATCTTCCAGAAGATGTGCGAAAGCCCATTGAAGAGCGCTTTAGATATATGTATGGCCAAATCAAAGGAAATGAACGCAAAGTAAAAGAGGTATTCAGCATTGCCGATCAGCAGGCGCAGAAAATCGAAGAGCTGATGTCGGGCGTTGGTCAGGTTGTCGATCATTTGCAGAATAAAAGTCTGGATGACCTTGAATCTCAGGCTAAGTCACAGCTTCGTGCTGCACATGAATCTGGCGACATTGACGGTTTTATCACTGCCAATGATCGCTTAAGCGAAATCAAGGCTAAAAAACTTCTGGCGGCAGAACGTGCTAAAAGCCAGAAAACTGAACGGCCAAAACAGACTAACCAATATCGTTCCGCATCCGAAATAGCCAGTTCTGCTGAAATGGATGGAGAATTATCCTCTGATGACGGGCGCGCCATTTCGGCATGGCAAAGCGAAACTGATTCCAGTGGCGCAACTCTAAGGCCATGGGCGCATAGCCGTAATCCGGAGAATCCCACTGCTGACCCACTGTATCGCCGCGCTCTTATAGAATCCGCCGCTGTATTCGATGAGGCAAGTCCGTGGGCATCAAAAACGACAGCTGAGAAATTAGCCGAAATAGACCGTAGGATGGGGCTAACCCGTAATAGCGGTTCGCAGTCGGTAATGGGAGGTAACATGGGGGGTCAATTGACAACGCAGCGTAAATCAGCAAAACTTACATTAACGCCCGAACAGGAAAAAATAGCAATCCGGATGAATGTGGGCGCTAAGCACTCTTCCAAGCCACGATCAGATGCCGAAAAAATACAGGCATATCTCGATCAGATGAAAAAAGTTTCGGCTAGGGGAGCAAAATAATGAGCATCGAAGCAAATACGGTAGGCAAAAGAAGTCCGGGCCGTCCTAAAAGCGAAATTCCCAAAGTAAAAAAAGGTAACTCTTCCTGGCGTCCGGCAAGCATTCTGGATGTTGAGGGCAAAGAAGATGGTTATCGCTACCGCTGGTCTAACAAGAGCAAGGATAACCTTGCCAAAAAGGCCGCAGAAGGCTGGGAAACAGTAAGCGCCATTCAAAGCAGCGAATCTCGCAATACAGAAAATAATTATATTAATGACGGTAAGTCATTAACAAGCGTGGTGGAAAAACACGACTGTATTTTGCAGAGGATTCCTGAGGAAGTGGCACTAGAGCGAGATGAGTTTTTTAATAATGAGAGCGCAAGACGGATAGCCGGACTTACCGCCCATATTAAAAAAGAAATTGGAAATACGGGGGCGAAAGCTCACGGAGATATAACAATCAGTTCCCGAAACGGAACACAGGTAATTGAATAACTGGAGGATAATTAAATGGCAGCTGGACGCGTAGGTTTTATTCCTAGCAGACAACCCGTACCGGATTGGGTTCGTAACGTTCCCGTATCGGCAAATGGTACGGACACAATCGCCAAAGGCGATGCTGTAGTAATGGTAAACGGTATTGCCGTTCGCGCAAGCTCTGGTCAGGACCCGACCAATGGTAAGGGTTATGGCGTTGTTCTTGCGGTATATACGACTGCAAACCGCCCACTCACCTTCAATACCAGCAAGATCATCACCTCTGCACAGCCCGGTCGCGCTGACGTGGTATTTGATCCCAACCAAACCTTTTATGTTCAGTGCGTAACCTCTGTCGGTCCGAGCAACATCAATAAAAACGTTGTTGTTGACGTATCTTCGGCGAATGCAACCACTGGCCTTTCGGCGATGTCTGTAGACATCCCCGCTTCTGCATCTGCCAATGATTATTTCAAAATCATCAACATTGGTCCGTTCGATGAACTCGGCGGTAAGATGGGTATTAACGGCGGTGCTGGTGGCGGTGGCCCCAACAATGGCGTGGAAGTTAAATGGAATAACCACTTCCTGCACGCACCCGTAGCAGGACAATAGGGAGAATAAAACATGGTAATGTCAACTGGTGCATTTTCAGAATTTCTATGGCCTGGTATTCTCGCCACATTCGGCGATGAGTACGACGATTATGATCCCATTTGGGAAAAAATCGTAGACAAGCATGAGTCCGATAAGGCTTTTGAGAAATTCCAGGGCATCACTAATTATGGCCTCGCTGGTGTAAAAGACCAGGGCGCTGGCGTTCCCTACCGTGATAAATTCCAGGGCTTTCCCCGCGAAATTATCAACATCACCTATGGTATCGGTTCGACCATCACCTATGAAATGATGCGTTATGACCAGTACGATAAATTCAAAGCGATTCCTCAGCAGCTCGCTCAGGCAGTTCGCCGCACGGAAGAAACGGTTGTTGGCAATTTGTTCAACAACGGCTTCTCCACCGCAGCAAACCCGACCCTGACGGCAGACGGAAAAAGCCTGTTCAACTCCGCACATTTGCTGGTTGGCGCTAACAACGTAACCCAAAAGAATACCCCCGCAACGGCATCCGATCTTTCTCAGTCGGCGCTTGAGCAGATGTATATCGATGTGGGCCGTTTTGTTGACGATCAGAACTTACCGATTGTTGTGCAGCCTCAGCGCTTGATGGTTCCGATTGAATCGCAGCATCTTGCCCGCAAGATTATGCAGACGGAATATGAGGTTGACTCCGGCAATAACACGATCAACCCGGTTTCTTCTTCCCGCATGCCGCTTGATCTGGTTATCAGCCCGTGGCTCACTGACGTTGATGCATGGTTTGTTAAAACCAACCAGGCAGACGGTACGGTATTTACGGATGTTGATCCGGTTATGCTTGACCGCGATAACGAATTTGACACCAAGAGCCTTAAATTCTCCGCAATGAGACTGTTCGGTGTCGGCGCGGTTAATTATCTCGGCTGGTACGGTTCACCTGGCGCATAAGAGGTACTAATGACTCGGTATACGGATAATATCTATAGCGGCAATCAGGCTATAACTTCTGCTTTATCAAGTAAAAGTGCGGTTGTTCTTACTAAGGTGCATCGCATTGCTGGCGGCGCGGCCTCGACAATCAGTGGCACGTTCCCGCAGGGGGCGCAGAACCTTGATGCTAAGCTTTATATCATGCTTAACGCATCAGCTACGGTCAGCGATAAGATCACTGTATCTGCCGCAGGTGTTGATCTGATTACGATCACGCAATTTGGTTCGGCTGCTGGTGTATTACGTCAGACCACAACGAGCCTTGGCGTTCTTACGGCTGTAGCATCTTCGTGTGGTTTGTTAACGGGGGCTGCTAATGCTGAACTGCCCTATGCCGTTACCTATGCAGCCAATACGCAGGCGACCGGCGCTGATTATCAGCTTGTTCTAACTTTCAATCGTGCCGATACCAACACGCTTGGAGTAACTGCGTAATGCCGCTTAAGTCTGGTTCTTCAAAAAAGACCATATCTAAAAATATCGCTACAGAAATGCGATTTGGCAAACCTCAAAAACAGGCGATTGCCATAGCATTTTCTAAGGCCGGAAAGGGCAAAAAGAAGCCCGGAAAGAAGTGACGCCATGAGACCAAAGACTTTCATCGTTGTTGGCTCAACTGGCGGCCCTACTTATAGCCCCGCCTACGTTATAGATACCTATAATAACCCGTGTAACGTTGGTATAGGCGTTGTAGTAAGCGGCAACAACACAGTTGC